CCGCAATATATGGTCGTGTAAACTGCCATAAATACTGCGAAGTTAATGCCAGACATCACTCTGAGCACATTGTAGTTCGTCGCATAAACACGCACCGTGGAGCTCAGATTTGTTCCCACGCAGTTGTTGCTCACTGTCAGCAGCAGCGTTGTGTTATCAATGCGGGACAAGTTGCATGTGCCGCTTGGCTGGTGCTGCTCAGGCTGTAGAGCAAAGGAGTACACATTGATACCCACAGCTGGGATGTTTGTGTGGTGCTGGTAAGGCTGTACCCAGTTAAAGTAGTTACCATCACGCACATCAAAGCGATCATGGCCGTTCAGCTGGAGCAGTGCCGTGATTACAGGGTTCTTGCCAGCCATGCCCTCTACGCGAGTCACGGAGTAGCCGCTCTCCAGCACGGAGCGATCCCACCAATCGGAGTAGTTGAATGGCTGAGCACCCTTGTATGGGCCGACGATATTGTCATCGCAGGATACAAAGGAGTCACGCTGGACCACCCATACCAGCTCCTTACAAGGGTGGTTAAAGTTCAGCTTGAGCTTATTGGCGCTGGAGGTGATTGACTCACCACCCGTGAACTGCAGCACCTCAATCAGGTACTCGTGGGAAACCTGGGCGAACTTGCGACGCTCATCCGTGTCCAGGTAGATGTAGTCCACGTACAGGGAGGCGGCAGCTAGACCCGTCTGGCCTACACGCGTGCGGACAGCGTGGGGATCTGAGTTGCCTGGGGCCTGGTCCCAGCACAGGTTGTTCAGCGTATTGAACTCCAGATTGATACGCACTTCGTGGTACTGGAGGGCAATCAGAGGTAGAGCCAGACCAGGGTTGCGGCAGAACCAGAACTGGAGAGGCACATACAGCGTGTAGGCAGGGGCGCAGGACAGCACCGTCTCAGATGTGAGTGGCTCACCGCTGTAGCAGGAGTTGTCGCAGGATGAACCACCCTGTAACAGCAGATTCGTTAGTTCAGGCACGTTACCAACCATCTTGGCGTAACCGGCCTGTTTGCCTGGCTCTTGCGTGAGTTCGTTCCAGATCTGCAGCCAATCACCATAGTGTTTATCAATGCGCTGACCACCAATCTCCAGCTCAACATAGTTGATCAGATTGTGGCCGATCCAGTTCAGCCAGCGGAACTGAGCACCGCTGCCGTCCGTGGACTGGAGCTGTACCTGAGGCAGCGTGGCCTGGAGGTACATGCGGTGGATCAAGTCACCATTACGCTGGATGGTGCAGGTTACCTTCTTGCCGAAGTTAGGGGCACCATTGAATGGGTTCTCAATGGACTCCATGGCAAAGTTAGTATGACGGCGGTAAACAACCTTGAAGAAAGTAATCTGGGGATTACCAGTTAGGTAAACATCCTGAGCGCCATAGGCAACGAGCTGCATTAAACCACCGCCTGTCATTTGGTCTTATATATCTCTATGCAACAAAAAAAATTAGAAAAGAACACTTTTTCCGCAAAGTAGTTTCAGCTTAAACCTCAATAAATGAAAGAAAAATAATATGAATTACCTTAATGAATCATCAGAAGATGATAAATTACGAAATTCCGTCTTTTTTAAGATGAAATCCTCAAAACGTTCCAATCCGGAGACTCGTACTATGCTAGATGCTCTACATAATCAGAAAGTCACAAATTTTATTGAGGAAAAAAATAACTTATCTATATTGCGAAATAAATTTCAGGAAATTGTTCAAAACATAAAAACTTCAAAGAATGAAATTGAAAAATGGAGATTAGAGCGCGAAAAAGAGCAGATTGAAAAGGATCTCAAGATGATTCAAAAAGATGATAAAATAATGGATTACTATTTGCGATCAGGAGAGATTCTTTTTAATTATTATGAAGTTCAAGATAAAATTAAACAGGGAATTATACCTTCTTCATCAAATTCAAAGGCAAAACCTGGATCTATTTTAGCTATATTAGAAGCTATTGCGGAAAATGAGAATTCAGATAGTAAAAATACGATTGTGACTAATAGTATCAATGGGTATGAAAATATAGAATCAAATAATGATATATCTCAACAGAAGATTACCAAAAATTCATTCACACCCCAGAGAAATGATTTGCTTAATAAATATTTAATGATTGAAGATCCTGAAATGGCCAGAATGGATAATGATTTTGAGGATCCATGGACATATTGTGAGGAATGCAGTACTGAAATGAATATGTGCTTAAATGAGGCAGTTCTTACGTGTCCTAGTTGTGGCTTTCAGGAAAATATCTTGGTAGATAGTGATAAACCTTCCTATAAAGATCCACCTCGTGAAAATTCATATTACGCCTATAAAAAGATTAATCATTTTAATGAATGGCTAGCACAATTTCAGGCAAAAGAAACAACTGAAATTCCTCAGGATATTTATGATAATATTTTAATTGAACTCAAAAAGGAACGTATAACGGATATGAGTATGTTGAAGAAGGAAAAAATTAAGGAAATATTGAGAAAAATGAATAAATCAAAATACTATGAACATGTTACACATATTATTAATAGGTTGAATGGAAGAAATGCTCCTCATATGAGTCGGGAGAATGAGGAAAAACTTCGGCACATGTTCCGTGAAATTCAACCGAGTTTTGTTAAACATAAACCAAAAGGTCGTCGTAATTTTCTATCATATTCCTACGTCTTCTATAAATTTTGTGAACTTTTAGAGATGGATGAGTTTTTAAGTCAGTTTTCACTTCTTAAAAATCGTGATAAACTCTATTTACAGGATCAGACTTGGAAACTAATCTGTCAAGATATGGGTTGGCAGTACATCCGAACACTCGGTTGAAATCTTTTAATCCAAATTTCAGATAACAATTATTCCTCATTTGAGTTAAACTGATTTCTATTAATTATTATTGGAAGGGGGGGGCAAAGAAAGATAGGGGAAATACTACTATTATTAAATTTTAACAATTTAATAATGTAATATAGGGACTAATAAACTAATTAGTCATATGTGGGTGCTTAACGGCGCATGGGGAAACCAACTAGGTTGGCGCCGATACCGAAGCCAGCGCCCTGGCGTGCCGTTACACCAATGCTAGGGGACACTGCATCCAGGATGGCGAATACTACACCAGCCAGAACAGCTAGAGTAGCTACCTCCTCCATTGGCAGGGCCTTCTTAGGGATAAAGATAGCAGCGGCAGCCACAACCAGACCCTCAATTAAATATTTGATTACACGGTTAACAACTTCAGCAACTCCGTAGTCCATTTGGAACTCTATATCACATCTTTAGATTTTTTTTTGAAATATTCCAGAATATTTTGAAATATTGCCGTCGGTTTAAAGCATCACCGTAAAAGTCCAAATAGAAATGTCACACCCAGTTGAAGATTTCTTGGATGAGGATAATGAGATTCCTTCACAGCGTTATGTACTCCTAAGTTTTTTGAGCCCTGAGCGAGTCTTGGAGAAAAAGGATCTCTTCTTTTTTGAGCAATTTCTTCATAACTATGAAATTGAATGGAAATCAAAGAATCTAGAAAAATTTCTTGCAGAAACTGTTGTGGCTGTAAATCATGAACTTGATGAAAATGCCGTAGAGTTGGAAAAGAAAAATATGTTTGAACAAGCTGAAGTTTGTAGAAAGAATCGTGTTGGAATTGAGACTGTAATGGATAGTTATCAAAAATTTCTACATAAGAGCCGTAAAGAACTAAATTCAACTCAAATTCAGGAGGCATACCGTGATTATATGTTTAAGAATCAAAATAGACTAGAGGAAGAATATCATGCTAAAAATGATTTTCATACAACAATGAGAGGAGTAAAGGTAAGAGGTGTTTACAGTACTCCTAAGGAAGCGGAGGCCCGTGGGAAAAAATTACAGCAGAAAGATAAGTATTTTAATATTTTTATTGGTGAAGTTGGAAAGTGGCTACCCTGGGATCCTGAGCCGCATCAGGTTCAAGAGCAGGAGTATGCAGAAGAACAACTGAATACATTGATGAAGAAATACAAAGAAAATGAGGATGGAAAGGAGAGATTCTTTGAAGAACGTCGTAAGCAGGATGGTAGTTCTACCCGTGCTCAGCCCAAGCAGATTTTTGGCGCTAATACTGAGGGAAATTCAACTGAAAATGTTGCCGAAGCTACAGGTGGTATGTTTGATCTTGTTGGTGATTTGGCTTTACAGCGCAGAGTTCGCAAAGAGGCAGAGAAGAATGGTGAAAGTGATGATAAACAACAGGTAAATAATATTGTGATAAGTCCCGCAACTAATGCTGATATTGCTGCTGCAAATGCTACTACCTCTTCAACTGATTCAACAGCAAAGCCTATTGGTGAAATGGATAATACTCAGTAATTAGTAAATTAAATGCACCAAGTGTAAATTAAATTGTTCTTTGGTCTAAAATAGGCTAGCAATCAGGTGCAGGGACAATTAAAAATGGGCATTAAATATATCCATTTTTAATATTTTAAGGCCTAAATATATTAAATAATTTAGACTAATCAGCATTTCAATTTACTCATTTGTACCGACCGATAAAAATTTAAGTTTTATCAATCTTGGACCAGAAAATAATTTTAATTAGCACTAAGTGGGGAGGGGGGCTAAGTACCATGTACCACTTTTTGCTGATTTTATTAGATAAAAGGGTTCTTTAGCCATGATGTTCGTTGATCTAACTAAAATACCCAACAATCTCATTATCAGCCTTGGGAGCATTTATATTTATACATGTACGTGTTGGACCATCACAGAATGTACCTTCAGGGCAGACTTTTCCACTACTATCAACATTACAAGGTAAAGATGTATCTCTCTTGCTTGAATCATAACCCAAAGTTGGATCTACATTTACATCCGGGGTCACAGCAACTGATCCTCCTGGGCCTGATGGGCCAACACTTCTAGGATCAAACAGACCAGAAGCAGGTTGATCAACTGCTGGCACATATCCTTCAAAGGTATTTCTTCTAAAAATATATAAAACCGCGACTGCTGCTACAAAAAATAAAAAAAGAGCACCTAGACTTAATCCACGATGTACTGCCATACTCTAATTCATAGAAACGTAATTCCTGTATCTTTGTTCTTCGCCATCTGGACTAAAAAATGGTCCGCGAAGTGGCAAATCAGACTCAGCTGGCCATGAAGGTGGATTCGGTTTTGTACAATAACCATTTATACACTGCATACCATTCCCACAAGATGGTATATTAACACCACACATCTTAGACTCTAATTCTAACGTGGTAGGCATAGCAAAACCTTCTACAAATCCTGATTGAATTACATATAAAGTCATTAAAACTATAAGGGCAATAAAAATGCCTGCTATTAATTGACGATTCATATCCCTAATTCACATCCTAGACTTTTTTAATAGTTATTGCTGGACCTTTTAATCTTCTAGCACCATAATTATCTAATGCTCCACCAGCATCGTCATCATCTTTCTCCTTTGAATATTGTAAGCTCTGTGCCCATATTTCAGGAGAACCAAGACGAAAATTGGGAAGATTAGCGTCAGCTTTATACCAAAAAACAATGTCCTCTAGTTTATTACTTTGTGTTGTATTATTAATAACTAGACATTCATAGTTCTGTGTACATTGATCCATAACCTGACAGAAAAATTCAAATGATGGAAAAGCAGCTCCGTAGTTATCGTAAATTCGCTTACGATTGGATAGATAGGGTTCACGGAGAATAAATACATAGTCAACATTTGTACGCAATGATGGCATAATACCTAGAGGATACTGCATTGTGATAAGTAAGAAAACTTTTAACCATCTTCCATTCATAAAAAGGTAGCGAATATTTTTATCGTGGGTCCAACTATCATCATACATACAGTCATCCATTATAAAAAAAGTCCGTGGATCCATATTGACTTGTACACCGGCTTCTTTATTTTTTTGTATTTTCTGCATAATCATTCGCTGGCATCTCATAAATCTTTCTAGAATTACAGGATTGTATTCACCATGTATAAAAAGGGGTGGAACTATTTTTTTAAAGAAGCCATTTGATTCTTCTGTTCCACTTATTACTGTAGCCATAGGCATATCACGATGGTGGTACAAAAGATCCTTCACTAATGTGGACTTACCTGTGCGTCGCTTACCCAAGAATATACATACGGAATCTTGTTGGATCATCTTCATATCAAATTTGCGAATAGTGAAGTCTAATGATTGCTGGGCCATAAATAAATACTAAATTGAAAGATATATAAATATTATTATTATTTATCACAAAGTTACTGACAGTAAGTGCGGATTGTAAAACTTTGTATAAACCTTTGATTTCAGAAGATGGACACTAGAAAATTTCTAAATAATCTTGAACAGAGTTCGCTTCGCTGGATTAAAAGCGGAATTCAAAATGGACCACTTTTACATTTAAATTATAGGCAAAATTATTGGCCGTATCTTAATCTTTTTAATATACCAGAATTTGGATCAATAGAAAAAAGTGAACTTGATACTACATTTTTTATAACACAGTGGCATAATCAAATAAGACCAAAGGTTTGGAATTGTTCTATCAGTGATATAAATAATAATGATAGTTCTGCGAATGTATTTATAAAAGATATTCACCTTTTAGATCCAATAAGTCTATTAAAAAAAGAATTTATACCGATTAATTATGGATTTCTTCCTAACTATAATCGTAATTGGATAATTCCTTACGAAAAAATCCAAGCGAGGGATAATCAGGCATATGTTGACTGTTTATCATATTATCTTTTTAGTCGCCTGAGGGAGGAAAATATTAGTCCGCATTTTGTTTTATTCTATGGTTGTCAACTTGGAGTAAAAGATACGTATGAATATAAAATAACGGATTTGTATGATAGCTTGAGAAATGATAAAAAATTCTGGGATGGTGTAAAGAATAATGAAAGTAGACTTAAAATTCAAAAAGATGATGTTGATATTAGTGAATGTGATGAACCAGATATTTATCGATATTTGAAGGTGCCTGAAAAATTTGTATCTTCAAATAATGGCTATGATGGTAGTAGCGATTGTGAAATAGTTGAATTACCCTCTGTACAGCCATCCTTGCTATCTGAGACTTTATCAGGTGAGCTATCAGGTGAGCTATCAGGTAAGCTAATTGAATTAAATGATTTAGCTATATCGGATTCAGGTCTTGAGACAATTAATATTAAAAGAGTTGATAGTGAGTCTGTAAGAAGTCAGGATTTATCATTGCCTGAAAGTTATATATCTTCTGAAAAAACTGATAATCAGAACTATGGTGAGGACGGTGAGGACGGTGAGGACGGTGAGGACGGTGAGGACGGTGAGGACGGTGAGGACGGTGAGGATGGTGAGGGCGATGATGATATAAATATTGTTGTAGAAATTCCAAATGTACCTATAATAAGTATTTTTCAGGAGGCACAAGATGGTGTTCTTGATAAACTTCTCAATGAAGATGAAATAGACGGTGCTGAGAGAGATACCCCAGAATATGATAAAATTTGGTTAGCCTGGTTGTTCCAAATCTGCGCTGCTCTCAGTATACTTCAAAAAATATTTCTATTTACACATAATGATCTTCATACAAACAACATTGTTTGGCGAAAAACAGATAAAAAATATCTCTTCTACAAATCAAAAAAAGGGACAGTTTGGCGAGTTCCAACTCATGGTAAAATCTTCAGTATTATTGATTTTGGCCGAGCTATATTAACGTTCAAAAATGATATGATTATAAGTGATGATCATTGGCCAGAAAATTATGCGGGTGATCAATATAATTTTGGACCTTTTTTTGATCCAGAAAAACCTGAAGTTGTGCCGAATCCAAGTTTTGATTTGTGTAGATTAGCAGTGAGTATGCTTGATGGTTTATATGAAGAATTTCCAAAATCCCGTCCAGTCCTGAAAAATAGACAAGCACCAAAAATTATTTCTCAAGAACCAGGATGGACAGTTTATGAAACAAATTCACATTTGTTTAATGTTCTTTGGAGTTGGACAGTAGATAAGTCAGGTAAAACGGTGTATGAAAATTCTGATAGATCCGAAAGATATCCTGGGTTTGAACTTTATAAAAGAATTGCCCAAGATGTTAACTCTGCCATTCCAAGAGATCAGATTTCTCGCAATGAGTTTCAAGATTTTATAATTACAAAGATTCCAAAGAACTGCAGTTTTTATTTTATTGATTGTAATTGTTAAACAGATCTACCCAGGGAACCTGATGGAATCGGTCCTAATTGTAATTGTATATCATCAGAATTTGAGGTAGATTCTGATGAATTTAGAAATCCACCTATTTTTGGCAGTAAACTTACAAAAGATTTATTATTTACAGTTTCAGTAACAGATATATTTTCAGATGATGCTGAGGCCGAGGAGGGTTTAAAAAATGCTAAAGCGGAGACTCCCGTAGGAATTGAAACTAATTTAAAAATATCAGGAAAGTAATCAGGAATTAAAACGGCCAAAAAACTCATAAATAGTATCCCACCAATAAAATCTTGTAAAAATTGCATAGAAGTTCTTTTTTGTTCATGGTATTGATTAGCGAAATAGCTAAATAATGTAAAAAGAGAGCCACTTAATAAAATCCAGGCACCTAAATTATAAAGGTTCATATGACTCTTCACTAATTCACAAATGGCGATAAAACTTTTTTTATAAACGCAGGTATAGATATGATTTCTGAAATAGGAATCTTTAGCTGGATTATTTTTGGTCTGTTTATAATTTTCATAATTTGCTTTGCTTATCAAAATTATAAAATGGAGCAATTTCTTCAAAAACAGCAACAGATAATTTTAAAGGAAGTATTGGAACAACCTGTACTTTTACGTAAAATTAATAGTGATCAAAATATTTTTAGCGAAACTAAAAGTTGGAAGCCTCTTACAGGTTGGAAATTTTCTTGGCTTTAGGCCAATATTTCCGCATCATCTATTTTCAATTCATCATTCTCCATATCCCCCTTTTTATCATCATTTTGAGAAATTTCATTATCAGGTTCTATTTGAAGTTCATTAGAATCAGATAGATCAAATGTATAACCATTATCACTTTCAATATCACTATCATTATCTTTTGGTTCATAAACAATTTCCGAGGCTTCAGGATCTGAAGGTTTGAACACTGTATCAAATTCTGTAAATAAAACTTGTTTTGTGCTATCAAGATTTATTATTGGTTTTTCATCATCTGTGATATTTTTAATGGTTTCCGATTCTACTTCTGCCATAGTTCCAGTTGCGGACTCTGCCACGGTTCCAGTTGCGGACTCTGCCACGGTTCCAGTTGCGGACTCTGCCACGGTTCCAGTTGCGGACTCTGATTCATTTAAAGCAGCACCACGGTTCCAGTTGCGGACTCTGATTCATTTAAAGCAGAAGATTCTGATACCGATTCCTTTTTTTCTATTTCTTTATTATTTTTATCAGATTCCTCAATATCATTATTACCATCACCATCCCCTTCTCCTTCTCCTTCCATATCCCCATCATTTTCATCAGCTCCCCCGTCTTGATTAATAAAATCTTTAAGAATAGTTTTTACTGGTACCATTGCTCTGATAGCTTGATGTATACCTTCACTAATGAGATTTTCAATTTGTCTATAATTTTTTTGTCTTTCAACACTTGGCAAACTTTCAGAAAATAGATACGAAGAACCCCACAATAATTTACCCGTTTCACACAAAACTTTGAATAAAAAATGTTCAACTTTAGGAACTGTAATTTGAACTTTTTTTTGTTTTGATGAAAGACGTATTGCTGTTAATACTTTTGTATGAGCAATAAAAACGGCTGTTAAAAGATCCTCAATATAATCACAAGAACAAGCCTGCTGGATTAAATTAATTTCATTAGTGACTTTTTCCATATTCCAATCAGGTATTTCATTTAAATAATTCTGAAATTGCCATAGGGCTTTTTTAGGCTCATTTGCCGTAGTTTCTTTCGCTTTTTCAAAAAGTGATATATACCACTTAAAATAAGCTGGGACAAGAAAGATTCCTAGTTGACGCATATATTCGTGCCGAGCATCTGAATAAACTGACACAAAACTATCCGTCGTACCACTCTGCATGTCTCTCTTAGTCCTATGAACATTTCATATTTATCAATAATCGCACTGAGAAAATAACAAGGCCCACAATGAACCATGATTTCTGAGTGTTTTTTCATATTTTTTAAAAAAAAATTCTTTTTCTTTTTCTTTTTCCACTGTATTTCTTACATTTAGACCTTCAAACTGTTTTTCAATCAATGTTCGTGGATTTAGCCCACTTCCATAGCTATTTTTATAATTTAGATCATTTATTTGAATATTTTTCTCTAATTTTCGTGTTTTTACAGCAATTTTCCATTCATCAGGATAATTAGAGGCTAAATCTAAACATTGATAAAATCTGCGATATGAATATTCAGAAGGAAGCAAATACTCTTTTATTTCATTTAGAGATTGAGTTGTAAATTGAGAAAGAATCGATGGATTTGTAGAAAGTAAATCATTCCATGTCGGTCGCATCATTCGGTAGATGATATATCTTGAGCGGATAGGTTCCTGAAATTTTGCAGCATTTCTACATTCCAACACAAAACTAACTTGAGGACTATGGGTTTCAGAAATTCTTCTTAAAAATGCCTGTGATTCTGGAGTTAAATCATCAGCACCTTCAAGCCATATGACTGAATTATCCGTTCTCTTAGCCCATAAATGTAATAATTGCCGACCTTCGCGCAAAGTTCTGTCTTTCCTACATGGACAATGTAATAGCAATTTCCCCTCTTTTTCTGCCTGCTTTCTAATAAATTCCGTTTTTCCACATCCAGGTGGACCTACCACAATTTTCGGAACATCAAAAAAAGACTGATTATTCATGGATTATTAATGAAGCTATACGCTTTTATCTTTCAATTAAAATCTATTTTTAGACTGGAATAATATTTTTACACCTCTCCTTGCCGCCTCTTCGTCTATTATTATAACCCATACGAGACTAAGAGACTAAGAGACTAAGCAACTATACCAGGCATTTTAGCCAAAATAGCAGAATCATGCGCAGCATTTCTTTGTAAACTCTGCATCAATGGATTTGTATCAACAGATTGGACAGTATCATATGTATTACGATCTCGGCTCACATCCAGATTTAGTGGTACACGATATTCCATGCGACCAATATCACCAACACCAGGCGATAATTCCCATCCAACACGATTAACAGCATTTGGTCTGTCATTAATGCTGTCCGTATCCAATTTCTTAGTACTCTGATGTATTTCTCCTGTGAATACAGCTAATTTACCTGAACCAGCAATAGGACGACGACCACGAGATATTTGTTCTTTATTGGGATTTGAACGCATGTTATAAGCAAATGTTGTATCCATTCCATCCTTTGAAGCAGAGAGTCCTGGACCTGTCCAGTTATGATTACTTAGCTGCTGTTTCTGAGTGGGTCGTGCAATATCATCAGGATCATAGACCTGTAGGCGATTTGGAGCAGAACCTGAAGCAGCAATACCAGGGCGATCCAAATAAATTGTTCCTTCCTTCACAGTTGTTCTGGCAACATCCTGTGGATCCCACACAGTTATAGCAGGAGCCTTATTATCATAAATTGTAGGTGTACCACTTAGACGAGGATTTCCAACAGTTTCAGCACGTCGTGTTGGTCGTGCGTCATCTGCTGGATGTGTTGTTACCAAACCCGCTTCTGCTGGAACCAAATTGAGTCCCATAACACGTTCAGATGTTAACTCGCGCTCATTTGGCTTATTTTCATAGGAAGAGCGACCATAATCGGCCTCAGCACCATCAATATCCTTAGTGTAATATAACTGCATATCAGCATTACGGAATCCTGCTCCAGCATATTGCTGAGCCATAGGAGTACGATATGCTCCAGATACATAGTTACCTCCATAGTCAGTTGAAGCAGGTGTACCAATCAATTCACTACCAGTTTCACTTCTACTTGTGAAGGGCATCACTTGTACAGAGCGTGCTGTTTCTCCAATATATTCACCTGTTGTTGTCAGGAAACGTTCAGCTCCCTGATTTATAAAAAAAGTGTCAGGTTTATATTTTCGTACTTCTCCATATGTATTGCTATCTGGTTGAGTCGTCACAAAATGTGATCCAGGTACCATTACACCCTGGAATGTAGTTTGCGGATTATCAGCTGTTCGCATTACATTTGTTTTATAAGCTCCGCGCATTATTTCATTGACCTCAAGTTGTTGAAATCCACCTTTTCCTAAAAATCCATACTCCTCACCAATACCAGGAGCAACTTGTACCTGTTCCATAGGTTTTTCACCATTACGTATATTAGGATCTACAATACGTGATTTCATAAATTCAGTGTGATTTTCCATACCAAAAGGATTACCAAAAGGAGCACGCGATGTTTCAAACATATTTTCAACTTCTCGTTTGGCAATCTGTGTTGATCCACTACCTGTGTAAAAATCCAGTGTTTGTTGATTCATTTGTGGACTAATGTTTTGTTTTACGCGGCCACCAAAAAAAGGCTGCATATTATTGTGTCGGTATTCTTCTGCGGGAATCTTCTGACCGCTTAGAGGACTTGTAACATATTTTGTATTAACATATGAGGCATTTGTTTCAATACCATCAACACGCATTTCCATCATTGGTACATTACAGTCAATTGGTTGCGGTTCAGGCTGTGTTGAACTAAGGGCAGTACCTCCAAGTTTTGCAGAATCCGGAAGGACTGGTGGTTTCTGAGAAGCATAACCGAGTGCTGAACCATGTGGGCCTGGATTTGGTTCAGAGGGATATAATTGACCATTTGGATATTTATACATTTGATCCAATTCAGGAGAGAATCCTGTTGCTGCTCCTCCTTGAGGTGTCTGTGTCAAAGCATCGCCACTGGGTCCACGAGCAGCGGGAATAAATGCCTCTTTTGTCTTTTGCTGACTGATATTTACACCACTTGTTTTTTTATCTCCGATTTGTGAAACAACATAGCCAAGACCTAATAAACTTGCTAGGACTGCTACTTCCATCTAACCCAGGTTGATTAAATCTACCAAAAGATAGAACACCTTAGTAAGCATGACTACCTAAAATTACACCTCTAGATATCATAGAGTAACTACTTTATTGAAATATGTCCAAACCAGCAAGTTTTTGTACTCTAGCAACCAATAGTTGTAAAAATGAACTCCTTGGATTTCTTCTGAGTCTAGCATGTCATCATAAAAATACGAATGTTGTATGTTTAGCTGATGATGATACAAAAAGATATGTAGAGGCTTGTTCAGTACAACCAGCACTTAATATTATTTGGATTCTCTCACTAAATAAATACTCGGGTCGACAACGAAAAGATATGGAGGCAGATGGTACCTGGACAGACTTTCAAATGGAGAAAACACGTGCTATTGATGAGAGTCTTGATCGTTTTACTGATACACTTTTCTTGGATAGTGATATTGTTATTGTAAATGAGATTGATTCAATTGATAAAACAAAGTCCGTTGGTGTAAGTCCTCATTATATTCGCAAGAAAGATACCGACCGTTTCGGTTATTATAATGGTGGTGTTCTCTGGACTAACACAAAAAAAGTACCTGAAATTTGGCGTGAGGCAACCAAAACATCACGATTCTATGATCAAGCATCAATTGAAGATATAGTAAAACAGTTTCCACAATCCTATTTTGAATTTGATGAAGGACATAATATGAGTTGGTGGCGTATTCAACAAGCAGACGAAACACCAGAGAAAATGGCAAAATATTTTAAGATTTCAAAAGAAAATAGTTCAGAACCAATTATTCTTTACAAATCCTATAGATTGCGATTTATACATACTCATTTTAATAGGGATCAGGAAGCAAACTTTAATAATTTTATGATTTTACTTATGTCACATTGCCGACCAAAATATTGTAGAGAACTTGCCATTATTAACCGAATGATAACTAATAAGTGGCAAATACGAATACCTAAGCAACCGCAACCATATCCTTTTAATCATACAAATGATAGTTTTCGCGAGCTACTAGTTTTACTTTACCAAAAAAATAAAGATATCGAATTAATCTATGACAAAAATCATAATATTATTCTAGAACCAAACATATATTTATATGACCGTGACACACTAAAGTGGATAGAGCCAGAAATAGTTCAGAAATCTCAGACATTATTTTTAGGAAATGGTGGGGAGAGTGATATAAAGGAGTTAAAGAGTGCTGGAATATTTGCTAGGCCCTGGATTTATTGGCCAAGAAGACCTATGATTATTGAGAAGAGTATGGGTTCAGCACCTAAGCCTTGGTCAGAAAGAACAATTGAAAGCATCTTTATAGGAAATATTGAAAATTCTATTCAAAGAAAATTTCGCGAAGGTAAGGGATTTAACAATTATATTCAGGAATTTCATTTAACAAATGTTCCAGAGGGTGAAAAATATAAATTTACACCTCAGGAATATATTCAAAAAATAAGCCAGGCTAAGTTTGGTCTGACTTTACGAGGATTTGGAGCAAAGTGCCATAGAGAGATTGAATTAATGGCTATGGGCACTGTGCCAATCGTAACAGGTGATGGATTGAATACAAGTTCTTATCAAGAACCTTTAATTGAGGGCAAACACTTTGTATACTCATTACAACCGGAAAATATTCCAGCTACTTTAGCTAAAATTAATGAAAATAAATGGACAGAAATGTCTCTAGCATGCCATGATTGGTATATGCGTAATATTCATTCAAGTCGTTTATGGACCACCTTTTTATGTAGATTTTTGGAATATAGTGATGCTTAGATAATACCCTTAGAACTTCTAACTGAATCACTAGTTCCCTGTTCAGGATTCAATGCTACATGTGTATTACAGTAACGAGTTGAATGTGTATTAAATCTCTCCTTATCCAAATCACGACTTGGTATGAAAAAATCAAAGGGGGTTTCAAAAGTCTCCTGAGGATTATGATAGAGATTATACCAGCGATTCCAGCCCGTAGCGCGCAAAGTAGATGGCGGATCATCCAAACGAGTAAAATTCATTGGTACATTTTCATCAGGAGCATTCTTATATGGTACAGCATTGAAACCATTTGTATTTGGATTGTATTGGCGTTCTTCACAACGGATACGTGTACCTATTCTATCAATACCTCTCAGATCAGATTCAATATCTGTACGCCACTGACCTTCTGGCCAGGAATTTCCAGATTGTTGTATGCGGGTCCAAGGATTTACAGGAAATGTTGTCGGACAGTTTCTAGCAGGCTGATTAAGATAATAGCGACCAGCATAGGATGTGATTCGCATATCATCCGCTTGATGATAATTATCAAATCTAGGGCGTGTTAAAGATTGTTGATTTACAGGACAATAGGCCATTTTACCTATTGGCGGTAAAGTTTAAAATTGAACCAAACTGGCTCAATTCTAAGCTAAGAATAATAAAATGGAAGTACGTTACTGTCTTGAAGAGGAAGTAGCCAAATTAACAGGTGAATTCATTAAAATGGCCAAAGAACAAAAAAGAAATATCAATATTATTCCTCAATTTGTTGGGGCTGTTCCATCGGCACATTCATTTGGCCCACCATCAACACCCTACAAATCAATAATTTTATATCCTTGGCCAAAAGAAGTTATTACAATTCCAAACTTATCCAAAGTTCTGTAAATATTTCAACTAGCCAGCCATTTGTCTGTATAAATTCTATCAGGGTCCAGACGTTCCTGAATTGTCACAGGATTATGTCTACGAAAAGGAGCCTGACTAAAAGGAAGTACCGATGCTACCCAGCACCAATTTCCAAAATTCTGCGCAAAATCATAGTCAACTAAATGTTGAGCGAACCATTTTTCACCCCAGCGCCAAGGGACACCCAATTCTTTTACTAGATAATCAGCACAAACTAATCTAGCTCTATTATGTATGAATCCCTCTGCTAGTAATTGTTTCATACCAGCATCTACTAATTCAACACCTGTTTCCCCCTTTGTCCATAATTCAAATGCATCTTTAACCTTTTGGGATTTATAGGAGGATGCAGTGGCTTTATTACGTCTAGCTGTGTTGGGGTCATTTTCCGTCCAGAAATCATATGGTGAACATCCATATAGTTCCTGAAAAGCCCAGCAAATATGACCATAAAAATCTCGCCAATAGAGTTGGCGAATAAAACCATCCAAATGTTTTGGTGGCATCTGATTTTTTGCTGCCCAGTAAATCTCCCTGATACTAACAGTTCCATAATGATTATGTGCTGAAAGACGTGATGTTTCTACAGCTAACAGGTCGTGAGAAGTGTCATAATTTTCAGGAAGTTTTGAGAGTAGGATCAGAGCAGAGGTTCGTCCTCCATGACGTACTGTTGATCCTAGTTCAGCAGATTCTATAAATGTTTCCTTAGCCTTTTTTAGAGAAATTTCATTTGGTATATCTGAAGGTCCTTTTATCCAAATATTCTTAGGAGGGGTTCCAATTGGATGTTCTACCTGATATTTTTTTGCTGCCTCCCAGAAAGGTGTAAATTTTTGGAACATTCTACCCTGCTGATTAAGAACTGTTCCAGGATTCGTAAGGTATGTCTGTTCTATCAGGAAAAACGGCACACCTGATAGCGCACATAGCCCCCTTATTTCTAGCTGTCGCTCAATAGCAAAAGGTGTGTAATCTTTTGTTTCTACCAATCCAGCTAAATGATAGATTTCATTTGAAGTAATTTTATTAAAAATATCTCTAAGAACACTAAGTGTATCTCCGTAATAGATTGTTAGATTTCTGGCAGTTGCCTCGTATAATTCTTCCAAACTTTCTATCAGGAATCGGACGGAATTGGAGGATTTGTAGGGGTTGCTGGTAACTTGTTGAGGTGTAAAAATAAATATGGGAAGAACTTTTAGTCCTGGATGCTGTTTACGAATGGTTTGTAATCCTGGTTGATCTGTTGTTCGTAAATCACGATGAAAAAGATATATTAGAACTGTTTTCTTTGGAGCCATCTGTCATCACCTGATTAATTTAATTGTTTTATATTTTAGACCAATGAAAATATTGAAATGTTCATTTGCCGCAGTCAAAGAACTATTCTATTATCTAATAATCAAGAAGTAGAGGTTCTAGCCATATTTCCCATTCATTTTCAGGCACCTTAGCATCGCGAAGAATACCACGACCTTCTTCCATTTTTATCTCGGCATCTATATTTGATTTCTTGGCAAGAGCTGCCATACGTACTTGTAGCATCTCCTTTCCAGATAAACCAACATGAATATTTGGATGTATTCCAACAAGACTATTTACAAATCTACTTACTTTACCTGCAATACACATTTCTCTACCCTCAAACAATTCATCGAGAACTCGCAGCAGAGCATCTTTTTGTACATCTGCATTTTGTTTAAAAATCCAGTTAAATATTTTATAGAGAATAAACCATGGTTTTCTACCATAAACAGACTCGTCATAACTCATTAGAACTCCAATTTGATTACCATTAATTAGAGGAAACAATTTTGGCCAGATAGTTTTCTCTTTTTCTTCCAAGCTATACGCTGGATTCCATAGGAATATTTTTTCAAGAAGAGCTTTACATTGAGGTAATTTTTTTCCATCTTTTCCCATGATGGGCCATAAATCATTTTTCCATTCATCGGTACAAATAATTTCAATTGATTTACTTACGCTTTCATTAACACTAGTTCTATGAACATTCTGTGTATCCATAAAAGGTGGTGGAATTTTGGGAATAGCTGAAACAGCAGCTAGCACCCTGGGTAATGGATTATTTTCAATGGCATCAGCATTATGCCTCTGTAGTACAGGAGGATTTTGTGGAATATGAATAGCATATTGAGTACGTCGTGTTGCTTCCGTCCATATACGAGCACCTAGTTGTTGTTCTGTTAAATCTTGACGTTCACCAAGTCTAGGAAAATGGATACGTAAAATATCTGTAGTAAATCGGTCCGTTCCTGGGTGTCCCCACTTCCAACAATCCCTAATAAACGGCATAACTTCATCATAAAGATGTCTTCGTGTAGCCGAAGATAAATTAGCCTCCATAAATTCAGGCCTTATATTAATTTGATGAGTATTATCCCAATGAAAATAGTATTTAATTGAATTTAGCGATGGTGCTATATTATTTCGAAAACTTTGGGGATCGTGATAGCGACAATATTCATTTATTGGCGCTGCTCCCAGACATTTTCTACCCTGGCTAGTAATCCCTTTACACATTTTTTAATTTAATTATATTTTTGTCTACTTAACAGTAATATAATTATTTGTATCAATTTTTTTTGGCAGTCAATAGCATTCCAGGCACTCTAATATTTTTCAGGTTGACGGCAAACTTCACTAACCATAGGTTGTGGCCCAACAAGTCCTGGATACGCCCACATTTGATAAGAAGGTAAATGAGTAGGTTCTATATTAATTTTCAATTGGGTTTTAGTATTATCCCTTTGTATATATCCACTATTCAATGATTGTTGTGTTGGTGCTTGATACTGTCTCCAGGGAGCATGTGTTATCGGTATTGTTATTCCACGTAGATCTGATTCTAGATCAACTAAATTTCCTTTTATAAGACTGACTTCATTACCACCTACTAATCCTAAAACATGGCGCTGGGGTAATGGATGTGTAAATTGACTTGGTAGATAATCATAAGCTTGAGGATTTTCTGTACTTTCCCATGTATTTATTCCCATTCTGGCTGAATTAAATGCTTCCACATATTTAGTTTTAGAATTAGGTCCATTACTAATTACGGACCTTGACATTCTCCCTGATTATCTAGTATTTTTATTATAGAATGGGATTAAAATACATGTGGCTGAATCTGATTTAGCCAAAAAGTATTAGCAGATAAAACATTTACTACTTTTACTCTTTTAGCAATTTACATCACGTAAATATGAGCGTGTGGGAATTCCTCCATGTACCCATCCTGGTGCTGCAGCCTCTTCAACTAAATTTTTAGGATCTTGTACATTCTTTGATAATAAGGGAATCATAGGAGTATATTGTTGGCTGAAAAATTGTTCTGTAACTGTACCACATTCCTTACCCATACGAACTTGTTCACTGTGTTGTAAGAATGATTCTACATCCTGATTTCCACGGCCACCAGCCATGTAAGGTACAGTCAAAAATGGCCTTGCCTGTGATCGGGTCAAGCAACGATTATTTTTAAATCCAGGTTGATTTTTGAAAACACTATCTGCATCAATTTGACCATTGTTAAAGCCGTAGCCTTCACGAGGATATACAAGCAATTGTTCAACAGCCAAAGGATTTACACCGGACGCTCGTGGAACTAGATTAGTAGTAATATAGCGACCAGGACCCACCGACTGAGCATAATATGACTGGATACCACAGAGATCATCTCTGGCATGAGTTAAACGATTAATCTCCATATGGTAAAAGGTTCACCTGAAAACCAGAGATAAAAAAATTAAGCAGTGAAGTAGATTTTGCCTCAATGATTGTTCGCAAATTTCAAGCCTCCGCTCCCAAAACTGCAGAGAAACTTTGTAGCTGTATAAAAAAGGTTCGTAAAACAGTCAAGGTGCGTAAAGGAACGCCTGACACATTAGAGGGTCGTGAACAGGCCGCCATTGGAATCTGTGTACGGTCTGTAATTCAGGGCAAAAAGAAACGGAGGACAATTAAAAATTTCTCATGCCGTAATACACCAACGCTTATAACACAAAAAAAGTATAAGTAAGTAATAGATGGGCGTTGTAAACAATATTAAGTCTTTCCTTTTTGGCAAGAAATCTAACCAAGTATCTTCTTACCCTCCTACAAAAAATTTGGAAGCACAGTTGAATTCACTAAATATGTCATCAAATAGAATGGCAGGTAATAATGTTGCTGTAAATGTTAAACCAGAACCTATTAATGTTAAGGTTGTACAGGGAGGACGTCGCAACCGTCGTAGCACTCGCAACCGTCGTAGCACTCGTCGTCGCTCCACACGTCGTAGAAACTAATTATAATCTGGATTCCATCCATTGTGTCCATTAATAAATGAAAGAATAAACGGGTCATATGTTTTTCTATGAATATTATATTTAGCATGTTCAAAATCAATTATCCATATTTTTCCATCATGATAAATAAAGTTATATCCAGTAATATCAGGATATTCAATATAATTGTTATATAAAATCTCAATACATGTTCGTATTTCTTCAATAATATTTGTAGGTATTTTATTAAAATTTTCACCCCAATAATCAGCCACAGACATATTAGGAATTTTCACCATTTTTAAAATTTTGGTCATAGGTCTATATTTATGTGGTCTGGGAACATTTACAATATGCTGATTATAAACAAAATCTTGAGTTAAATATTCTTGGGCCTCAACATTTTGTTTATAGAAATACTCTTCCATTCTTAGTGATTTTTGCGTGATAATTGTAATAATATAGAACATCAATTTTTTCTAATATTGTTGATTTAGCCAAGTTACAGGTGAACCATCTGTACCAGGTAAACAAGCAGCTGGATTACCCTCTTTACATGTTTTACCAGGTATTTTATAAAGCCATTCCTGAAAACTTTTCTGATCATTCGGTACACTCGTAACTGCCTGTGAGATAAACTGTCTCTGATTTTGATTTCTTCCAAAAACATCCGTTGGATCAGAAAACCATTGAACTCTGAAAAAGTCATCCATTGTTGTTTTAATTAGAGGATCAGTAAGAGGTGCTGCTGTGGGACGAGTAGGATTGTATTTATATTCATCAAGCAGAATATTCATAAATGGATTCCGTGCTGCTGGAAGAGTTACATCAGGAAGGGGTGAATCGGCCTGATAAGGTGCAGCTCCAATACCACTGAGGCCAAGGATTTTATTACCTCCAATATCTACAAATCCTTCCTTGAGTGGTTGACCGCCTGTAGTAGCAGGTGTTGTCATCATATTGTATCCTCGTAGAACTTCCTGAGATTTTATAAAATCGGCTGTTTGTTTGGCCAGAACCTTCATATCTGCTTTTGTTGGTCCAAAAATACCTTTAGAAGATACTTTATTTCCACTGTTATCCGTAGGCATTACAACATTTGTAAGTGGTAATTCCTGATAGTCCATATCATCAAGTGCTACTGTATGTTGTGTATCATATTTGACCATAGTTAAATCAGAATTTAGACCATATAGTCTACTGAGAATTATTATTGAACCCATTAAAATAATTACAAAGAATACGACTGGAACTACAACAGCTCCATAACCTGTTACAACAAACAGTGATGATGTCACGGTTGCTATAATAAATAGCCGGACAATAAAATTATAAAGTTGTTTTGGGCATTTATTACAATAATTAAGATTAAAATTATTAATTATTACCATAGGGTCCTCCCAGAATGGTTTTTCACAAACTGTTCTATCATGTACCATATTAGGCCTCAATCCTAGTATTTATAAAGGATATTAGTTAGTGGTGAGTTTCCAACCAGTCCTTATAAATTTTCATGGCATTCTTCATATCTTCTGTTTGATACTTATGATGCTTAGCACGATAAAACATTGTGGTAATAACTTGTTTTTGATATATAGCAGGTTTTGTTGATATTAATTTTATAGTTTTTCGTGCTGATTTAGCATTTTTATATCCTGTTCCTGATGTTATAGGTTTACCACGTGGATTATTATTATATAATTGCGTACCTTTGGATTGTTGTTGTCGTCTTCCTTGTCGTTGGGTTTTATTACCCCTTGTCATTTATTATTTACTATTTATTTTTTTAAAGATCTGCCGCCTTTTGAATTCTTAGAAAGTTTAGAGGATTTTGATATACCTTGGCTAGTATTTTCAATAGATTTGACTAATTCATCAAGGGACTGAGATTCAACAATATTTGTCCCAGTGGCTGTCTGAGAAGAACTGCTTACACTACTAGCACTAGCAGTCTTAGCTTCCATTTTTTTCTGTAATCTTGCGCGAACAGCAGCTAATCGTGCTGAACCCTCTTTACCTGCTTTTTTAGCAAATCCCATATCCTCCATTCCAAATATGGACTTCATACTTTCCATGAGTTCAATCATCTCAGGATTATCAGCAAAATCTTTAATCATTTCCTCTGCTTCCCTTGCTATTTCAGCAGGATTAATAGCACCAGACTGAATCTTTGCCTGAAGTTTTCGTCCAATCTTTTGAATAGTTCCCTGGAGAAATTGCGGATTTTTAGTTAACATTGATATAAGTATATCAAAAGCTCGTGAGGGACTGGACTCAATTTCAGCCATAAGTTCAGGAGTAAATCCAAGCTCCTCAGGATTAATATCACGAACAAGTTCCTCTGCAAATTTTGCCATATGACCCTTCAAAAATTTTTCAGGAATTTTTGGAAATTTCTTAAAAAAATTGTTCGTTTCATCACCCCCTACATGTCCTTCCTCATCACCCTTCAAGTTCTCAAAAAAGGATTTAAAGAAATCTGTAAAACGTCCTAAATCTAGATTCTCAAGACCCTGCGTCATATATTTCTGCCAATCTTGGCTAGCACGTTCAGCCCAATCAGGACGATGACCACCGTCCGTCACAGGAGAAAGTCCTTTCTCAAAAAAGGCACACATTCCAAGAACTCTCATATATTCCAAAATAGCATGCCGTGTATTTTCACTAAGTGTCAGCCAAAGTTCCTGAGAAACCTGTACTCCTGGAAGAACATGAATTGGACTCTTCCCAATTTCTGGAGAAAGTTTATCAATGGATTGTCCGTAGAACCATGAACCGAAGAAATTTAATTGCGCATCTCTACTAATCCCTTTAGCCTCTTTAATTTGGACTGAAAATTCAGGAAAAACACCCTCCATTTCAGATAAATAGGAACTGTATTGAGAATCAAATGAATTATTATTTGATGATTCTGTAAATTCCATTCAGACTAAATATCACTCTGAATGGTCTTTACACTCTTTTGGTTTTTTATTTAGCGCACATTTGGTTTTACCGTTGGAGGATTTACAATACGTCCACACAAAATACATAGGACTTTTAAATATGCCCAAATAGATTTTTTATTATTTTCACTTAAAAGATGCCACTTTGTGTCAAAAATAGCCAGAGCAGGCAAAATCTCATTAAACTTAGTGTTAATTTTTGTTCGTGCAACTTGCTGAACTGTTGCTAGATCCTCATGATTGATAGCTTCAGACAAATCTAGCCAAACATGCTCATGAAATAGATCCAGAATTAGCCGAGGATTAATTTTTTTTGCTCCACGAACTGCTTCAAGGGCCATTTTAACATCTTTTTCCTCTGGGAAAACAACAACTAATTCCTCAAAAAGAGAAATAAGTTGATTTACAAAAACTGTAAGAGGTGATTGCTGTTGACTTAGGGACATTTTCTAAATTTTATTATGTGATTTATCTTTAGATTATTGTCGTGATTGCATCTTAGGAATTCCCATATTTCTTTCCCTTTGGTATGCTTCCATCTGAGCATCAAAAAGTTTCTCTTTTTGAGATCGGTGATCTCCACGATTACTATTTACCCCACCTCCAAAATTTTGTGCTTCTCTTGTACCAACAGCATCTTGACCATTTAAGAAAGAAAAACCATGGTTTGATGAATCTATATCCGTATTATCATAAGATCCATATGCATCATCATAAATTCCCCCCATAGCACCAAACATAAATGGCTGTAAATCATTACCGCCATTGTCCCCACCACTGCCGTGTTGAGGTAGACCACCTTGAGCACTTGCCAAACCTGTTTTTCCATCCTTCATTTTTCGTTCATACAACCAATTCATAACATCAGAATCCGTACGGGGTTCATTTTCACCAGAAATCACAAGTGTTGGAACTTTTTTTAGCCAACCTGGAAGTTGGGGTCTTTGAGGATCTGGATCAACACAAATAAATCTAAATTCTGTTTTATATGGCAAAGTTGATATTTCAGTTAAAAAAGCTTTTGACCATTTGCATTTACTACTATAAAAACAAATATGGATTGGTTGAGACTTGTGCGGGGGCGGAGTTTGTTGATAATTTCCACCTCCACGATTCATCATTGAGACCAATGGGGGATTCCTATAAATCTAGGCCTGTTTCCTAAAATAAACAAAACTCGCAATAGAGTGTTATATTCTGACTACTATGGTGGCAACAACCCTAGCAGTATAAAAAATTGATTAAATTATTTAATCAAGGGACTTGTAGAAAATGGCGACGATGTCAGCAACAATGGCAACAGCTTCAGCTCCAGCTCCTCTCGAGTTTACAAATGTATCTAATGTGGATCCCCTTACAATTAAATTCCGTCTTGCTCCTATTCACGTAAGCTATGCTAATACTTTAAGACGTCTTATTATGACAGCAGTAGAAACCGTAGGATTTCGTGCTGATATGACTCCAGAGGGTACTACAACAGATGTAACAATTATTAAAAATGATACTCCTATGACTAATGAAATGTTAGCCCACCGTATTGGTCTTATTCCTTTGGATGTGCCTGAACCTCTGAAATGGGATAAAGAGGAGTATCTGTTTAAACTTTCAAAGGAAGGTGAGTCCGATCGTGCTGTAGATGTTACAACTGGTGATTTTAAGGTATTTCAGAACACTAAAATTGGTGAAGATACAATTGAGCCACGAGAGATTCCAGCAAATCAATTCTTTAAACCAAATCCAATTTCGGGTGATCATATCCTTATTGCACGACTTCAGCCATCGGGAGCTGAGACGAAACAACGTATTGAGATTTTAGCAAAGGCATCTGCTGGTGTTGGTCGTGAAAATGCTCGTTTTATTCCTACATCACAGTGTTCCTATGAATATACACGTGATGATGATGAAACCCGTATAGCAGCTAATTTTGAGCGTTGGCTAACGATTGCTAAGAAAATTACACCTGGATCTATTGATAAATCGGGTGAACAATACAAGGCCTATGAGCGAGAATTTAGAACAATGGAAATTGCTCGTACCTATCTCCAGGATTCTGCTGGTGAACCTTATAGTTATGATTTTACAATTGAAACCTGTGGAATTCTTAATATTCCATATATTGTTCGGCGAGCATGTGAAGTTGGTGAAACTATGTGCGCCAAGTACGAAAATATTTCCACTGCTGGAAAGGACCTACCTGCTGATTTAAGCGTTAGTCCTACTCCCTCTGAAGGTGATAATAGTGCCCGAATGCTCAGTTTTGACTTTCTTTTCAGAAATCAGGACCACACCCTCGGAAATCTATTACAGACATATATTGAACAAAATATGATGGGCGACGTTGTAACATTTGTTGGCTACAAAGTCCCTCATCCTTTGCGTGATGAAATGTTGTTGCGCATTGCCGTAAAAGACAATGATATTAACACAGCTATTCAATGTGTTGGAAAAGCTTGTCGTGGATGCACAGGTCTATTTCTAAAAATGAAAGAGGCTTGGGCAAGAGCTATGAACCCTGGTGCAGGATCAACAGTAAGTAGGGTGGCTCCTAGTGCCTCTGCATCACCTCCCAAGA